GGTAGCTGTTACCGTTAACGTTAACGCTGCAGGCTGTTAACGCTGCACCCGTTCCGGCAGTAAGCCCCTCGGCGGTAAATTTAACGGTACTATGGCTTTGTACGATAAGCTGATTATCTCCGGTGATCGCCGTTACGGTGCTGTTTGTATCCATATAGCTAACTGCGCCTATGCTCGGTGCCGCGCTGCTGCCTACGGTGTATGTACCTCCGGCGTTAACGTTTACGTGATCGCCATAAGCTACGCTAACGCTGTATGTACCGCTCTGGCTGCTGGGTATAGATATAAGCAAAAGCTCCACGGCCTCCGCGCCGTTAAACCCGGCAACGGTGGATCCGGATACCTGATAACTGCCGATTAGTGTACCGTTTGCGCCTATCATGCTAACGGTAACGCTTCGGCCTAACGGGTTAAATAAACCAATTGTTACGATATCGCCAACCGTAAAGCTTGGCGTGTTGTTAGCAAACGGGTAACTATACGTTGTTGCCGTTATTGCGCTGCTGTCGGTAGTCAGCTGGTTATCAGCCCGGCGCACCCGCGTTTTAACAAGATACGTACGGTTTGCGGTTAAATCAGTTATCGTATAGCTGCCGTTTGTACCATCTGCAACGTTGATACCTTGCCAATTTACGCCATTATCTATGCTATACCAGATATAATCTATAACTGCGTTACTGCTCCATTGTACCGTTAACGTGGTTTCCGTTTTTGCTGTTATGTTCTGTGTTACTGTTGGATAATCCGCCATATTTTACACCCCCGCAACGGATACAAGGCCGATACCGTCGTTTACTACTATGTTGTTTTCTGTGATCGTGATTGGAATAAACCGTACCTTGTTACACAAAGTTATTTCTTCCGTTACTACGGATTTTCGCATGTGAAATTCATCTGAATCAACCCAATAGATTTTATTATTTAATCTATCAAACCCGGCAAATCCAACATCACTATTTAGGATTACGTAGGATCCGTCAGAACCGTACATTTTTAGGCCGTTTTCGCCCATCTCGCCTATCTTGGTGTTGTATTCGTCGTATATCTCCAAACGCCCGTTTACACCCTGATTTGCGCCCAATTTCAGCGTTCCGCCTTTGATTAAATCTGCGGACATATTTATAACGTTGATCGCGTCCATATTCAGTGTGCCGTCCAACGTCCACGCGGACGTAAAAACGCCGTTGATGCCCGTCGAGGAAAAACCTATACCGCCGTTGCTGATCATGAGCACGTTACGCGCCGTTTCTTTTGGTAGGCTATCAACTACAAGTATCTTATCGCCATCGTATACGCAGTAAGAGTTACTGAGAGCGTTCCATATTTCATCTGTTGCCGCGCTTTGTTCCTGCGTTAGAACGATTGATAGGTTTTCGGCTGCGTCTGTTACCATCTTGGATGTTGACGCGGATATATCCGAGATCAGGCCTGATAATTTTTTCTGAAAATTTCCAAACTCTAATGACGTGTATTTTTTTGTGATACAATCCCATTCGTAAGCTATCAGGTTTGTGATAATGTTAACTTTTAACCGTTCGTCTATAACTTCGATTGTATCACCTATATCTGTGATTTTTTCAACGTTTGCTTTAAGCGTATAATTAACCTGTGGGATGCTGTTTTGCTCGACGTAGATTTTGGCCTTTGTTTTAAGATCGTCAACCAACGCCTTTTTAAACTCCGCCTCGTTTAACTCTCCGTCTGCGTTTTTATAATCATCTTCGAGGATCTCGTTTTGCTCAAATGATACGGTTTTGGTGTATGGGATATCGTACCGGGTACCGGAATAAACGTATATATCTGCATCCGGATCAACTGCGTTAAGCAAGATCCCGTCGCGGCCTACTGGCAATAACTTTGTAACTACGCCGCTCCAGTTTTCTTCGCACGTTATTTCTTGCAGATTTTTGGCGTACCGGACAGTTACGCCGTTATCCTGCCCGATTTTATCTAAGATACCTATATGCCAATTATCGCGTACAATGTGCCCGCCCCACCGCTCTATCACGGTTTGCAACGCCTCGTATAACGATTTACGCACACACCTATATGAGCTTACTGTTGTTATGTTGGAATAAGTCAAAAATGGGCTTGGTTGATCTGTCGCCGCGTTAAGATGCTCCACCGCTGCGGCGCAAGTTTTATCCACCACATAACTATCAGCTATCAGATAATTGGATGAATCAAAAAAAACATGGTTAGCCTTAATCGATACTTTTGTGCGCGTCTTGCGCGGGCTTGATATACGAAAAGCCTGATCACCTTGCGGGGTGTCGGATACAATAATGTTACCCTCCTTCAGGTAGTCCGCATAATCAAGCCCGGCATCGATCTCGATATAATACGCGCCGTTATCCTCTTTTCTGATTTTAGCTTTGAGGGGCTTAATAACGACATCGCCGTTGCTTGTATATAATTTATCTGCCGCCTGAAACAATTTTAGCATTGTTTCACTCCTCTCTACTTATGCCGGATAAGAAAAGCTTAATGCTATAGCTTTCGCCGCCTCTGCGCCAGTGTAAACCGTAAGATTACCGTTATTATCAAGCGTGAATCTTGCGAAGTTATCAATACCCTCGTTTGCTTTGCCGTACACACATGGCCCGGTAACACCCAGCTGCGGTATCGGTACGTTACTGATAGTTCCTATCATATAAGTTCCGGGTAAAATCCCTGATTTTAAGCTAACCCAAATATTTACTACACATATACCAACCCTACAAACAATATCTGCATACATCACGTTATCTACTATGCTATCATTTTGGGTAAATACTCCGGTAGGATTGGTGTTAACATATATGATCTGGCTGCCAGAAAGCAACCATGTATTCATGGTATCACCGAAGATCTCTTTCATGCAGAAATACGCCGCTGTTGATGCCGAATAAAAACAAGAAGCTACATAAAGCCTGTTAATCGTGTCGGTGCCAACAATAACGCAAGGTCTATGTTGATCATGTACTGCAGTGTAAACATCCGCCGCAGTTCCGCTGAGATTTGAAAATATATGTGTATCGGGATCGTAATCCGCCGTGATCACATACGCCCCTGTAACAAGTAACTGCTGCTGTACGTTACTCAGCGTGCTGTTAATTGAGTTAACGGCAACCTGAAGATCGTGCTGTGCGTCTGCTCCGGCAAGTCCTAAGTCGGCACCCGTCTGATCTCCGTCGAGCGTTATACCGTTAATGGCTGGCTTGTTCTCTATGGTAGAATAATCGCCACTAACGCCCGCGTCGCCCTTTTCTCCTTTGAGCATTTTTACCCTTACAACACCTATCATTTTTTACGCCTCCTTATACCGTTGGTATTGCCTGTATATAATCGGCTCTTTCGCTCCAATACTGCGCCGCTTTGTATGCGTCCACGCTTTCAGCGGGTACGTAAATATTCATATCTGCTTTTGCTCCCGAAAACGTCATTCGCGCTATAGTCGGCGGTATAGCCGAATTAACAGCCAACGATGCCAACGCACTGCACCCATTAAAAGCATAACTGCCAATGTTTGTAACTGTTCCGGGTAACGACATGCTTGTTAACGATGTACAATAACTAAACATGCTCCCGCCAATACTTTCAATGGTGTCCGGCAAAATAACGCTTGTTAACCCTCTGCATCCTGAAAATACAGTTGAACCAATGCTTGTTACGCTGTTCGGTATTTTTATCGAGGTTAAGCCCTCACAGCCCGCAAACGCATTGCTACCAATACTTGTAACGCTGTTCGGTATGATAAAACTTGTAAGTTTATCGCAATGATTAAACGCAAGTTCACTAATTGTTGTTACGGTGTTTGGAATCGTTATGCGTATCAATTCCGTGCAATACCAAAAAGCTGAATCTCCTATTTTTGTCACGCCTGCAGGAATATCTATACTCGTTAAGCTTTTTTTATTGTAAAAAGCATAATCAGATATTTCCGTTGCGCCGTTGATTTCTTCGGCGGTTACCGCTCCTATGTTATCCTCGATAAAATCAATTAACCGGGTGTTGCGCGGAATAATACCACCGATCTGGGTGATATCATACTCAAGATCAAACAAGCCTCTAAGCAAAGTAAACCTATCGCCATTAA